GCAGGGCATGGATTATGCCATTTAGTACGGTGCTTTTTCCGCTGCCGGTCTTGCCTGCTATGAGCAAATGCGGCTTGCTGGCCATATCAGCATATAGGCGGCTGTAGCTGCCGCCTGGGGCGGTGTAGGTGGTGGGCATGGGGTTAGCCTCCTTCTATGGTCGGTGGGTGATGGGTGATTGGCGCGTCCTTCCCTGTTCATGTACTATTGTACATTATTAGACGTACAATGTCAATAGTCTAATTGAAATTAGACGTACAATTTGTTATTGATATAATCTATATCTGGATATAGCATTATTCTATAGCATATCCGCTGCTGATGGGGTGTATATAGTAGTAGAGCGGCGCGTGGCGGGTCCTGTGGGCGTCCTGGGCGGCGTGGGTGATGGCGTCGGGCGTCGGGGCGGGGCGTCCGCTGTCCTGGCTCTGTGGGCGCTGTGGCGGGCCGTGGGGCGGTCCTCCGCTCCGTCTGCCTGGGCTGCTGGCGGCGCTGCCTGGTGTCGTCGCTGGCCGTGATCGTGGCGGCGGGCGGTCCTCATGCGGTCGGGGTCCTGTATCTGTTCGGGTCTCTCCCCCAACTGCATAGCCGGGTTTCAGGTGTACCCGGACAGGTTTTTGCGGCGCTGACGCGCCGGGAGTTGGTATGGTCTTGTGATTCAACAACAAAAAGAGCATTTCCAGTTTCAAAAAAATCTCAAAAAATCTCAAAAAATCTCAAAAAATCTCAAAAAATCAAAAAAGGTGCCTTGCAATAGGGAAAAACTATAGCAAAAATGAACGTGTACATATTGACAAATTAGACGTATAGCAGTAAAATAGTACACGAAGGGACGTGATATGAATGAAACGCGCTGTGGCATATTGCAGGGTATCCACCAAAGGACAGACCGGGGACGACAAATACGGCATTGACGCTCAGATGGATGACATCAAAGCGTACTGTGCGGCCAACGACATTGAGGTTGTGAACTGGTATATTGATGAAGGTGTGAGCGGGGCAGATAAGCGTAGGCCCGCGTTGGACAGGCTGTTGGAGGGAGAGGTTACGAATCCGCCGGTGGAGTACATCGTATTGGCAAAGGCTGACCGACTTTCGAGGGATATTTCGCTCTACTACATTTTCAAGCATCTGTTGAGCGAGATGGGGTTAGAAATCTTGAGCGCAACCGAGAACTGGTCTGCGCAAGACAAATTGACGGGTTTGATTCTTGAAAACTTCCTTGCGTTGATGGCGGAGATCGAGAAGGAAAGAATCAGGCAGCGCATGTCTGGCGGCAGGAAGGTAAAAGCTGCGAGGGGCGGCTATTCTGGCGGGCAGGCTCCGATGGGTTATAGTATCAAAGAGGGCAGGCTTGTCATCAATGAAGAAGAAGCAGAGACAGTACGGTTTTTGTTTGAGTGCAAGGGCAAAGGCATGTCGATGCGGCAAACGATGGCGGCACTGAATGAATCCGGTTACAAGACGCGCAACGGGAAGCCATTTGTGATCTCGACGGTACAGAGCATATGGAACAATGAGCGAACCTATCGCGGGGAATACAAATATGGGAAAGATGGCGAGTGGGTGAAGGGGCAGCATGAAGCTATTCTGTAATTTAGGAGAGTGTAACGATGTATTGTTTGTATAATGGAGAATATGGTGAACATGATTTATCTTTTATACCGGGGTTAGAAAAACCTGGCGGGATTTTACAAGAACAAAAGAAACAGTATCAAAGATACAAAGGCATGGTTGTAGGTGATTTTGTCTGTTTAGATGTTGAATATGATTGGGGTAAGCGCGACCAAAGGTGGAAAATAAAGTGTAACCTGTGTGGTAAAGAAAGATATCAGTACCATACAAATGATTGGAGAAGAGGGAAAGGCCGTTCTTTGTTCTGCGAATGCAGGAAGCAAAAAAAGGAAGAAGAAAAAGATTTGATAAAAGCAGCACGAATAATTGAACGAGAGCAACAGAGAAAAATCAAAGAAAGAGAACTTATTGACACATACAAAGCAAAGTATCTATCAAAAAAATATGATGGTTGGGTGATTGCTGATATTTATGAAAACGGCAGGTGTAAGATAAAATGTGAAATATGTGGCAGGGAAATAGAACGGAAAAACATAATAGATGTTGTAAATGGTAAATCCGCGCAATGCAGGCATCCAAAAGATTATTCCGGGGAAGAGTGGATTGGAAGAAGAAATGGTAATCTTGTTGTAGTTGGGAGAGTGCAAAGTCGTTTTCTTGCAAAATGTGATTGCGGCAACAACAGGATAGTTAGACCTGTCGAGATGTTTACATACATGACGGCTAATAACTGCGGACAAGACAATTGCCCATATAATATGAAAACGCGATCGCAAGAAGAAGCAAAAAAGAGAAAGATAGAAGGAAGCACGTTTGAAATGGGTATATTTGCGAGGCTTGTCATGCAGGGGTATGATGCGGAATTGGTTGCAAAAACAGGCGACTTTGGAGTAGATATAATAATAACTGAAAAAGATGGGAGCAGAATCGCAATTCAATGTAAGAATCATAAAAGTCCTACTGGTGTAGCTGCTATACAGGAAGTATATGCTGGTGGGAGATTTTATGATTGCACTAAATTCGCTGTAATATCTTATTCTGCTTATACAAATAATGCAGTAATTATGGCGAAAAAACTTGGAGTTTATTTGTCTGATGAGAACTTTGAATATCCATCAGATATTGGCAAATATAGTTTAAGTCTTCTTCCGGTTCAAAGGAGTTTGGAGAAACTAAAGAAATATTATGAAATTAATGGTGAACGACATACATTGCCAGAATGGTGCAGAATATATAAAACCAACGAAACCACGGTCCGCAAAGCACTAAAAGATGGGAACGATCTTGAAACCGCACTGCAACAGATTGAACAAAAAACAAAATCGCGCAAACAAATATACACGGTTGATGGCTATTCTGGTACAATTAAACAAATTTGTGATAAGTATAAGATTATTCCAGAGACAATAAAGTACAGAATGAAGATGGGAATGACATTAGAAGAAGCATTGCATAAGCCAAAGTTCACAAAATGCAATACAGCGTAGAAATATCGTGGTACAATCTGTGTAAGAGAGCGGTATAACGAGGAAAGAGGAGGAAATACGATGGCAAAGGAAAAGCGATACGAATACCGTTATCTGGGGTCGAAGAAGCACAAGGTTGTGGCGCTGCTGCTGTGCGTGTTTGGCGGGTTTCTTGGGCTGCATTATTTTTACGTGGGAAGGCCGTGGCGCGGAGCGGTGAATGTGGTGCTGTCAATTTTGCTTGCGTTTGCGAGCGGGTACTTTATCCGAAACAGGATATGGTTTTCGTTTTATTGGGAGAACAGCATGACGGTATGGACGTGGATTAGACTGCATTGGCGGGAAGTGGTGACGGGCGTATGCACGGTGGCCTTGACGCTGATGTGGGTAATCGACATTGTACGGATTGCGAAGGGCGAGTTCCGGGACAACGAGAAGATGAAACTGAGGTAACAGGAGGATCATACAATGAAATTCACGCAGGAGCATTTTGTGAGGGCCGCGGAGAAGTGGGCGGCGATTTACGAGGCCGTGAAGAGGATCGAGGGCAGCGACGGGAAGATCAGCACGGCGAGGACTCTGTTCAAGCAAGCCTATCCGACCATAACGCGGGACCAGACGGTGATTCAGTTGATGGTGATGGAGCGCAACGGGTACATCGAAGGTGTGCGCGGGGCGGATGGCAATGTGCTGATGCCGATGACGGTGAAGATCACGGAGAAGGGGCATGCATATTACAAGCGGATGATCGAGGAGACGAAGGAACTGGCGATGGAGCTGGCATGATGGCGGCACCGCTTGACGACAGGGATTGAACAAAGGGATGGGAGGAAGTACAGATGTTTTGCCCGAATTGCCATAGTGACAATGTGAAGATTGAGAGCATACAGGAGAATTTGGGGAGCACGGAGTTCAGTAGGACAGACACGAAAGAGAAGAAACACGGGTGTCTGTGGTGGCTGCTGGTGGGATGGGAGTTGTGGATTTTGAATATACTGTCCTGGATATTCCTGTTTATTCCGAGGGTACTGTTGCATATAGGCCGGAGGAAGAAGTTTGTGTCGAAGACGACGACGCAGACTGTGAACCATATCGTGTATAAGACGATATGCACATGTCAAAACTGCGGAAAGACGTGGGAACTGAATCGGTAAAAACAGGCTGACAACTGAATAGCAGACGACATTACGAGAAGCAAGATGGACATACGAAAAATGTTCATCTTGCTTTTCTTTTTGTGTTTTTGGGGAGGAAGAAGTATGGCTGTGAATGAGTATGCGCGATTGGAAGAGATGGTTCGCCAGAAAATCGCGGGGAACAAAAAAGACGTTGGGGGATATGAGTATTACCTGGGGTTGATGAAAGAGGCGCTGGGCGACGATAGGGCCTACGCCGTGGCGGGATTGCGTCGTTTGAGCGAATTGATAACGCATAATGTGCTTGCGTTTTTTGGCAACGAACCATCGAAGATCAGCAAGGTCATTGAGATCAAGCGTCGGGCGCTGCATGCGGCGGCTCCGTGGGACTTTGACAGTTATATGCTGTATGTGGAGTGGAACAGAAATCCTGAATCAATGTTCTACAATCCGCGGAGGAATGCGCTGAAGCCACTGGTGGATGCGTTGATGGATCTTGTGGAATACGACAAACTGGATTTGCTGACGATCTCGATGCCACCGGGCACAGGAAAGAGTGAACTGGCGATATTTCTATTGACGTGGCTGGCTGGGAAATATCCGGACGACCCCATATTGACCGGCAGCCACAACCATGAGTTTATCCGCGGGGCCTATGACGAATGTCTAAGGATAATGAACCCCAAGGGGGAGTATCTTTGGGGCGACGTGTTCCCAAATGTGAAGATCGTCGGTACAAACGCGAAGGACTGCCGGATAGACCTGGGAAGAAACAAGCGCTTTGAGACGCTGGAGTTTACGACGATTGGTTCCGGTAATGCCGGTTTGTATCGAGCGATACGGCTGCTGTTCTGCGACGACCTGGTTTCCGGCACAGACGTGGCCTATTCGATGGACCGGCTGAATCGCCTATGGAACATATACAATGTCGATCTGCGACAGAGAAAACTGGGCAAGCAGTGCAAGGAATTGCACATTGCCACGCGGTGGAGCGTGCATGACATCCTGGGCCGTTTGGAGGACGCCTATGCTGGCGATGAGCGGGCGCGGTTTATCTGCGTGCCATTGATCGACGAAAATGGTCACAGCAATTTTGCCTATCCGAACGGGTTGGGGTATTACGATGAGAAGATACCCCGGATGATGGAGATGTATGAGGATGCGGACTGGGCCGCATTGTTTATGAACAATCCCATAGAGCGCGAGGGCAGGCTGTACGACCCGGATGAATTGCAGCGGTATTTTGAATTGCCGGATGGCAAGCCGGACGGGATCATTTCGGTATGCGACACGAAGGACCGGGGCACCGATGATTGTGTAATGCCGGTGGCCTATGTGTATGGAGACAGATATTATATCGAGGAGATATACTGCGACAACGGCAAGCCAGAGATCGTGGAGCAGATGTTGATTCAGGTGCTACTGAGGCACAAAGTGCAGATGAGCCGATTCGAGAGCAATTCCGCAGGGGGCACGATTGCCAGGAATGTGCAGGATGGCGTGAAAGCCAAAGGCGGCAGGACGAAGGTAGAGACGGCCTATACGACGGCGCACAAGGACACAAAAATCCAGACCTATTCGGGATGGGTCAAGGCGCATTGTCTGTTCAAGGATGATTCTGTGAGCGACAAGGATTACAAAAAGGCCATGCGGAAACTGTGCGCCTATTCCGTGGCCGGAAAAAACAAGCATGATGACGTGCCGGACGCATTTGCCCAGTTGGGGCAATATGTGGAGACGATGGGCGTGGCGACGGTGCAGGTCATCGCAAGGCCATTTTAATTAAATTATCAATAAGTGAGGTTTATTTATTGACAATATTCATAAATAATGATACAATGGCTGTGGGATAATAGGCGAAATACGGCTTTACGAGCGCGAGATGGATTTACGAATATCCGTCTCGCGCTTTTCTGATTTTTGGGTGAAAGGAGGTCAATTTGCGTGGCGAATGATTTGAACAACATTGAATCGTACTGGGACAACATTCCCGAGGGGACGCATCTGGTGACGCCTCCGAGTCAGTTGTTTGGGCGAATCGAGGTGTTGACCGGCGTGGACGAGATCACGCGGGACAATGTGCAGATGGTCCTTAGCGAGTGCATGGCGGTTCACTGGTTCAACGCGGCGCAGATTGACTACCTGTATCGGTACAACCGGGGCATGCAGCCGGTTTTGAACAAGAAGAAGGCGACTCGGCCCGAGATCAACAACAAGGTGGTCGAGAACCACGCCAGCGAGGTCAGCCAGTTCACGGCGGCGTACTTCATGGGGGAGCCTGTGGTGTACGTGCGGCGGGGCGAGGAAGAGGGCCTCTCCGAAGACGTGCGGGTGCTGAACGACTACATGATGTTCGAGGACAAGGCGACCCGCGACATGGAGATGGCGACCTGGATGGCCATTTGCGGCGTGGGCTACCGGATGTGCCTGCCGGATGAGGAAGCCTTTGACGACCCGGACTTGGCGCCCTTTGAGATCGACACGCCCGACCCGCGGGCGACGTTCGTGGCCTATTCCACGGGCTTCGGCCACAAGCGGATGATGGGCTGCCGGATGGTATGGCGGCAGCGGGACGACGGCTCTTTCAAGTGGCTGATCTGCGGGTATACGCGGACGCACTACTTCGAGGTGTGGGACGGCGCGGAGATCGTGAAGTGGGAGCCGCATACGCTGCGGGACATTCCGATCTTCGAGTATCGGCTGAACATGAACATGCTGGGGTCGTTTGAGCCGGCCATTCCGATACTCAACGCCATCAACACGATTCAGTCGAACCGCGTGGACGGGCTGGAGCAGTTCGTGCAATCCTTCCTGAAGTTCGTGAACTGCGACATTGAGGAGGACACGGTGGAGCAGTTGCGCAAGATGGGCGCGATTGTTCTGAAAAGTGTCAATGGCCTGAACAGCGACGTGGACATCGTTTCGCAGGAGTTGAACCAGCAGCAGACGCAGACGCTGGTGGATTACCTGTACGACCAGGTATTGTACATCTGCGGATTGCCGACGACCACCAAGGGCGGCGGCAGTACAAGCGACACGGGCGCGGCGGTGCTGCTGCGCGATGGCTGGCAGCAGTGCGAGGCGAGGGCCCAGCAGACGGAGAAACTGTACCGCAAGAGCGAGCGGGAGTTTCTGCGGCTGGTGCTGCGGATCATGGGCGATACGCGCCCGGAAATCGACCTGAAGCTGTCCAGCATCGAATGCAAGTTCACGAGGCGGCAGCACGACAATTTGCAGAGCAAGTGCCAGGCGCTGAGTTCTCTGCTTCAGGCGGGCATCCATCCGGAGATCGCCATTGCGACCAGCGGGCTGTTCAACGATCCGATGGACGTTTACAAGCAGAGCGAGAAATATCTGGAGAAGTGGAAGTACATTCCAATGAACGCCAATCCGGATGCCGGAACTGGCGGCGGAAATCCAGAGGACGTGCCGCCGGAGGACGCCGAGATGACGGAGATCACCGAGGACGAGGAAACGGTGAAGGACGGCGGCGAGAAGGGCGGCGACGAGCGGAATTTGCGGTGTGCGTTGTGCGGTAAGCCGCTGCCAGAGGGCCGGAAGAAATATTGTTCGGACGATTGCCTGAACATGGCGCGGTATCTGAACAACAATGGGGCGGATGTGAAGGCGTATCGACCGCAGGGCGGAGCGCAGAGCAATGTGGCCTTGCGGAAGGATGGGTGATAAAGGAACCGGACGGTGGGGAACGATCTCATCCATCGGCAGCGGAAAGGCGTGACAGAGGCGCGAAGCGGGACGCGGAAGAGGACCTCTTCCGTCAGCCCTTCGGGCTGCCACCTTCCCCACCGGGGGAAGGCTTTGGGGGGAAAGTGATGGGTTGTGAGTGAGGACATTTTCCGGCACGCGGACCGGGCGCTGATGGTGATGCTGAACAGCATGTCGCGGGAGTTTCAGAACCTGAGCACCGAGATCGGGTTTGATGAAATGAACGTGATGGAGACCCGGAAGCGGGTCAACGCCATGTATGAACGGATGGACCGGGTGATCCGCCGGGAATACCGGAGCGTGGCCCGGAAGGCTTACATGGACGCGAGCGCGGAGGCCGGGACGGACGGCGGCGCGTTCGACGCGGAGAAGTTCGTGGCCGGGATGTTGAGGGCTTATGACCCGGTGAGCGATTTCGTGTATGACCGGGAGTGGACCCGAAAGCGGGACAGGCTGTTTGAGAGCATCATCGCCACCGAGCGCGGCAACCAGGAGATGCGCCGGAATTTGAAGCGCGGGCTGGACGTGCTGGCGAATCAGGTGCGGCAGTACGCCGACAACATCACCGCGCAGGCGCGAGTGACGGCCTTTAAGCGGGCCGGGGCGGATGTGCTGGTGTGGATTACGGAGGACGACGAGAAGGTCTGCAAGGTTTGCAGGCCGAGGCATGAGCAGTTTTATCCGATAGAGATGCTGCCGGAGTGGCCGGCGCATTGGCATTGCAGGTGCCGGTTGGATTGGGTGGACATGGAAGAGCGGAAGAGGCGGAAGAGCGCAGCAGAGGCGCGAAACGCAACGTAAGGGGGACCTCTTCCGTCTTTTGACAGGGACATAAACGCCCCCGTCAAAATCCACCTTCCCCATAGGGGAAGGCTATGGAATACCGTCGCGGTGGCGGAATAGACGCGATTGCGCTTTCCCATCGGCGCATGAAGCGGCGCGGTGCTTCCCTTCCGCCGCGCAGTAGACGCACTAATTGGGGCCTGAAGATAATTGCAGGCATGTGGGGTGGAAATCCCCACCCGCGACTTTGTGAAGGGCTTGCGCCATTAACTCAATCGGCAGAGTACCGGACTTTTAATCCGGGGGTTGCGGGTTCGAGGCCCGTGTGGCGCACTGAAAACTGAATAGAGATTTGGATTTACATGATGCGAGTTGGACTTACGAGTGGGTAGGTCTGACTCGCATTTTGTGGTTTTTGGGGAAATGGTGTCCGCTGCGGCGGAGACCTCATCCGGCGCTACGCGCCACCTTCCCCAAAGGGGAAGGCTTGAGAGTGATTTTGGACGGCGACAGCCGTTTGAGATGGTCTGGAGATAGACCTTAATAGCGCAAGCCGCCAGAGAAAGGCGGGGTACAAATTTCGCAATAACGAGGAGGAGAAGGCAATGAACATCGACTGGAGCACGATGGAAGGTTATCGGGAGGACATGAGCGCGGAGGAGAAACTGGCCCTGCTGGACAGCTACGAGCCGCCCGCTCAGGAAGCAAGCGCACAGGAACCGGGCGCAGAGACGGAGGCCGTGGCTGAGAACAGTGCTGCCGAAGCCCAACCCGCTGGGAAGCCTGACCCCGCGCCGGCGGCAAAGAATGCCGCGAAGCCGACCAAACTGACACCCCAGGAGGCGGCATGGAAGCGCGAGCGCGACAAGCTGACCACTGAGAACGGCAACCTGCGCAAGGAGATGCGCAAGTACATGAGCGAGCAGCAGGCCAAGGAAGCGGAGCGCCAGGCTGAGGCCGAGGCCCGGGAGGCGGAACGCCTTGCGGAGATCGAGGCCAAGGACGAAGAGCTCAAGACGCTGCGCCGGGAGAAGACCGTGGGCAGCCACCAGACCCGGTTCATGGGGCTGGGCGCCTACAGCGAGGCTCTGGCCAAAGAGGCTGCCGAGGCTTTTGCGGACGGCGACGCCGAGACGTTCTTCAAGGTTCTGAAGCAGCGCGACGAGGTGTTTGAGAAGAACCTGAAATCGAAGTATCTGGCCGAGACGCCGAAGCCTCCGGCGAGTGACGTACAGACAGAGGATGCCAAGAAGCAGGATCAGGCGAACCTTCGCCGGATTTTCGGGCTTCCGCCCATCCCCACCAAATGACCATAGAAGAAGGAGGAAATGAGATATGCCTTATGCGAACAGCATTGCTCTTGCGCAGCGATACCTGCCCATGCTGGACGAGGTATACAAGTACAGTTCCCGCACCGCCATTCTGGACAACCCCAGCGTCCAGTTCGTCGGCGGCAACGCCGTGAAGGTCTACAAGACCGACATGGACGGCCTGGCCGACTATGGCCGCAACACCGGCTTTGTGGCTGGCGCGGCGACCGGCGTTTGGGAGACCCTGACCCTGTCCCAGGACCGCGGTCGTGCGTTCCAGATCGACCGCATGGACAACGAGGAGACCCTGGACCTGTCCTTCGGCACGCTGGCCGGTGAGTTCATCCGCACGAAGGTCGTGCCCGAGGTGGACGCCTACACCTTCGCCACGATGGCTGGCAAGGCAGGCAACAGCGCCAACGCGGACATCACCGTCGGCACCACGGACGTGCCCAACCTGATCGACACCGCCACCAAGGTGATGAACGAGGCGGAGGTGCCCGAGGAGGGCCGCATCCTGTTTGTCAGCGAGACGGCCTATCAGGGCCTGAAGGAGAAGATCGCCCGCTTCACCGAGAACGGCGAACGCGCCATCTACGACGGCGTGGATGCCTACAACGGCATGCGCGTGATCCGCGTTCCGCAGACCCGCTTCTACACTGCCATCACCCAGTACGACGGCACGACTGCCGGACAGACCGCGGGCGGCTACATCGGCACCCCGACCACCGGCTACGGCATCAACTTCATGGTGGTGCATCCCGCCGCTGTGCTGAAGGTGATGAAGCATGTGCTGCCGCGCATCTTCACGCCCGACGAGTGGCAGGCCGCCGATGCCTGGTCCTTCCAGTACCGTGCCTATTGGGACGTGTTCGTGATGGACAACAAGGTGAACGGCATCTACCTGCACCGTGCGGCGACGGCCCTGTCCTGATGAGGTGAGCACATGGCTGTGATGCAGACGCCTCATGGCCGCGTGATTGGGCTGATTCTCCCCGTGGAGGATCAGCCCATGAAAGAGGCTGTTGAGAAGAAGCCGGAGGTCGAGGCCAAGGTCGAGGCCAAGCCGGCGACGGCGAAGAAGGCGGGACGGGCGGCGAAGAAGTGAGTCGCGGAACCTGTCCCCGTGACTCATGAAAAGGCAGGTGATTGGTGTGACATCTGAGGCGAAGCTGGCGATGGTCAAGGCGATTCTGCGCATTGACAGCACCGACACTTCGGAGGACGCGCTGATTACGACCTACCTGGACATGGCGGCGCAGGAAATCCTGGGGTGGCGGTATTCCAACGCGAACCCGGATAACGTGCCGGAGACCGTGCCCACCGAGTACGAGATGACGCAGGTGCAGGCCGTCATCAACGGCTACACCCAGAGCGGCGTCGAGGGTCAGGTGCTCTCCATTGAGAACGGCATCCATAGGCACTTCAACTACAGCGACATGGTGGAGTATGTGCGGGCACATGTGATACCGGTGGCTGGGGTGTTGAGGAGTGGGACCGGGTGGGGAGCGACCACTTCCGGCTCTGTGGTTAATGGCGACTGATAGTCGCCGCTACGGGGAGACGATGGCGACTGATAGTCGCCGCTACGGGGAGACGATGGCGGCTGGTAGCCGCCGCTACGGAGGATGGTGGTGAACCGTGAGGGGAGCGAACCGCAACAAGCAGGTTTTCTGGTATGCGCTGTTCGACGAAACCGCCGAGGGCACGGACGAGTACGGCAACATCGACAAGCAGTATGCCACCTACGGCGATCCTGTCAAGACGAGCGGGAATATCTCCCCGGCCAAGGGCGAGGTGGTTTCCCGGCAGTTTGGCGACGACGACCTGTATGACCGGGTGATCGGACCGCTGCCGATTGACACGCCGATTGACGAGTACGCGGTGCTGTGGATCGACGTAGTGCCGGAGATGGACGCGGACGGGCACCTGGCGCTGAGCGAGGACGGGGAGCCGGTGACGCCGCACAACTACATCGTGCGGAAGAAGGCACCGAGCTTGCCGGTGTTCGGCGGCGTGGTGCTGGCCGTGGACAAGGTGACGGTGACGTGACGGGGGACGGGGGAACGTCCGCTGCGGCGGGGCCACCTCTTCAGTCACCTGCGGTGACAGCTTCCCCTCAAGGGGAAGCCTTGGGGGTGCGGTGTGAGAGGAAGCATCGACGACATCATCAAGGGTCTGGAGGACTACAAGAAGAGCCTGAAGGCCAAGGCGGACGCGCTGGTGAGGGCGCTGGCGGAGGCCGGCTGCGAGGCGGTGACCGTGACCTATGCGGGAACCCGGTATACCGGGCCGCGGGATGAAAAGGTGACGGTGGAGGATCAGGGGCCCGGGAAATACGCCATCGTGGCCAGCGGACAGACGGTGCTGTTTGTGGAGTTTGGCGCTGGCGTATATCTGGGCGGGGGTCACCCGAACCCGATGGGCTACGGACCCGGCACCTATCCGGGCAAGGGCCATTGGGATGACCCGAACGGATGGTACCTGCCGAAGAGCGCCATGGGAAAAAGCGGCGTGCACACCTACGGCAACGCGCCCAGCGCGGCGATGTACCACACGGCAAAGAGCCTGCGGGCGATGGTGGAGCAGGCGGCGAGGGGCGTGTTTGGAAGTTGACCTGGTTGGCGGATGTCAAGGACCTCATCCGTCTTTCATCAAACAACGCAAGCGTTTTTGATGAAATCCACCTTCCCCACCGGGGGAAGGCAAAAGGGGGAGTGACAGATGATCGACCTTGAATCTCCGCTTTTCACGGAGATTGCCGGGGTGCTGAGGAGCACCTACAAGGGCATCACCGTATACGGCGAATACGTGCCCGCGCCCGCCGGGTTTCCATCGGTTTCCTTTGTGGAGATGGACAACGCGACGTATCTGCCCGCCCGGACCAACCGGATCACGGAGCAGTACGCGGAAGTGATGTACGAGGTGAACGTGTACAGCAACCTGACCCGGGGAAAGAAGGACCAGGCGAAGGCCATCATGGGCACCATCGACACGATGCTTCAAGAGTACGGGTTTGAGCGGATCACCGTGACGCCCATACAGAACATGAACGACGCGACGATCTACCGCATGGTTGGACGATACCGGGCGGTGGTCAGCGACGAGCTGGTGGTGTATAGGCGATGAGTAATACATACAAAGTGTATCTTATTACGGCGTTGGATGGTCGGAAATACGTCGGTATGACTTCGAGACGAATTAGTCAGCGTTGTTTTCGTACCGGATACAAAAGCTGCACATCCATGCAGGCTGCGATAGACCAGTATGGATGGGATTCTTTTACAGTCAGTATTTTGCAAGATGGACTTAGTCGTGAAGAGGCATCGTCTTTAGAAAAAGAAATGATAGCACTTTACGACACAACAAACCCTGAAAATGGATTTAATCTTGCGTCTGGCGGGATTCGGTTTAGACATAACGAGATTTCCAAGAAACGTATTTCCGAAACAAGTACACCACGGTCGCCGGAGTTCAAGAAGAAAAAGTACGACGAACAAGCCCCATACAAACATGCAGTTGTTCAGATCGGGTTGGATGGAAGCGTGGTGCAGCACTTCGCATCGATTCGGGAAGCTGCAAAAGCAACTCATTCAGACCCAAGCAACATTCGCAAATGTGCGCAAGGCATACTTGCGAAGACAAATCACTTCAAGTGGCAATTTGAGTAGGAGGTAGATAGATATGTCTCAGGCGATCAATACCTTTCAGGCGACACTGATGCAGGGGACCGGCAGCGGCACGCTGACCTGGGAGCAGCTGATCGAGATCAAGGATTTCCCGGACCTGATCGGAACCGTGGAGGCCCTGGAAAAGACGACCACTTCTGACGCCCAGCGCACCTACATCGAGGGCATCCTCGGCAACGATCAGAAGAGTTTCACCTGCAACTACAACCCCACCGATTACGCGAAGATCGCGGCACTGGAGGGCCAGGAGCTGAACCTGGCGGTGTGGTTCGGCTACACCAAGAGCGGCACCACCTACACCCCCGACGGCAGCATGGGCAAGTTCGAGGGCAAGGGCTATGTCCGCGCCGGTATTCCGGGCAAGGGCATCAACGAGGTCGTGGACATGACGGTGACGCTGACCATGACCGAGGGCTTTGTGCTGGTGAGCTGAGTAAGCCGGGGGACCGGTGGCGGCTGATAGCCGCCGCTACATGGGGATTGGACGCGATTCGTGAGAACGCGACAGTCTACAGTCGTTTGGGGCAAGGGATGATTTGCCCTTGCCCCTGTCTATAAAAACCACGATACATCGACGGAGTGATAAACACAACGGCGAGAAAAAGGAAGGGAGATCAAAAGATGAGCGATATTCAGAAGGCCAACATGATTGAGTTTGAGTACAACGGCAAGGCGTATTGCCTGGAATATACGCCCGACACAATCAAGCGGATGGAGGCCAACGGCTTCAAGATCAACGAGATCGGCGACATGCCCGCGACCCGGCTGGAGCAGCTCTGGGCCGGCGCGTTCCTGGCGCACCATCGCAAGGCGGTGGGCGACGGCATCCCTGAGAAGCTGTTCAAGCAGATGAAGCGGCGCGAGGAGCTGCTGAAGAAGCTGACCGAGATGTACAACAATACGCTGGAGTACCTGCTGCCCGACGAGGACGACGAGGGAAACGTGGATTGGACGGCGACCCTGTAAGGGAAGGATCACCGGATAACGCATGGGATGGGAGTGACGAAGGGGAGGAACCTGTCACTCCCATAAGTTTAGCGGAGATGTTTACAAGCATTTGCCCCGCCTACATTGCGATGGGGATGACGTGGAATCAGTTCTGGCACTGCAACACGAAGGTGCACCGGTCGTACCGGCTGGCGTGGGAACAGAGGAAGCAATACCGGAACTGGGAGATGTGGTGGCAGGGCGGATATATCTATGAGGCGCTATTGAAGGTGGCGCCTGTGATGCGGGCGGCCTTTGGCAAGGGCAAGGTGGAGGCCGGGAAGTATTCTGAGGAGCCGTATCCGCTGACCGCGAAGGAAGCGGAAGAGCGCAAGCAGATTCAGCAGAAGCAGCGCATGGAGCGGATGCTGGAGATGTTCAAGCGGGAGAGCGTGGAGAATCTGAGGAAGAGGGAAGAGGAAGAGGCGGACGCTGCGGCGGGAGCCTCTTCAATCGGGGCAGAGGCGCGTAGCGGGGCGTGAAGGGAGGACCTCTTCCGTCAGCCGCGAAGCGGCTGCCACCTTCCCCAACGGGGGAAGGCTTTGGGGAAGTGAATTGGAAGCAAAGGGGGATTGAGAATCATGGCGGAAACTGTTGATTCGCTTTCCATTGAGTTGACCGCGAGTACGCAAAGCGCGGAATCTTCGATAGACAGGCTGATCGGCAAGCTCAATCAGCTTAAAAGTGCTGTCGCTGGCGCTTCCAATTTCAGCAGGTTCGCCAAGGGGATCGCCGAGATCGCGGAGGCTGCCAAGGGGCTGGATACGGAGGCCGGGCGGAAACTGGCGCGGCTGGCTGGCGGTCTGGACGCGCTTTCCAAGGTGGGGAGTCTTGACAACCTGAAGGGCGCGGGGAAGAACCTGGCGAGCGTGATGAAGGCCGTCAGCGGCGAGACGGGCGGCAAGGGCCTGAGCGGGCTGGCGGACGGCATCAAGCAGACCAATGACGCGCTGGGCGGCATCAAGGATTCGGACGTGAGCAAGCTGGGGGCGATACGGGATACGCTGGCCGGGGAGGTCAGCGGGCCGCTGCATACCAGCGATGTCACCAATGAGAGCGCGGCGTTGGGCGGCATGACGAATGTCGATGTTGGCGGCAGTAATGTTGCAGCGTCACTTGGGGAAATTGCAAACAGCGCGGCCAGCGTCAGCGGTGAATTTGAAGACCTGTTGAGCAAGAACGGGGAACTCAGCGGAGAGATGGAAACGCTGTTGGAGGACACTACGCAGACCTCCAAGGCGCTGACGGACACCGGCGATTCATCGAAGTTTGCCAAGATGTCGCTGGAGGAGATGGAGAGAACCATCGGCAGCGTCACGGAACAGCTACAGGCGATGGCCGGAACCGCAGAAACCGCAGGAAACGCCGTGCAAAACGCGGTGGGCGGCGGGAATGTGCCTCCTGTTGCGGGGCCTTATGCCCCCACGAGAACCGGGCAGTTTGACGTTGCGGAAAGGTTTGCCAATTTCCGGATGTCGCCGTTGGCGGATGATGCGGACGAAGCTGGCGCGGCGTTCAGCCGATTCAACAGTATCGCGTGGACCGTGAACAATACCCTGACGCACCTGATGGGTTCGCTGGGCGGCGTGGCAAGCGGATTTGGCAGTATGAGCGGCACGCTGGGCATGATTGGCAATTCCGCTTTGCATATAGGCAGCGGCTTCATGCAGTTTACGGGCATTGCCGGGTTTGCCAAGGACATATTGTTTGGCATCGGCAACGACGCGGACACGGCCAGCAAGAAGATGGGCGGCCTTGCGAAAGCGGCAGCGGACGTTGGCGGCGCGTTCAGCCGGTATGGATTTGCGGCCATCCCGAAATACTTCGGCGGACAGTTGATCGGGAACATTCAGAGCGCCACGAAGGGCTTGACCGGTTTCTTCCATTCCATCGTTCGGATTGCGAAATACCGCCTGATTCGGACTGCGCTGCGCATGATTACGCAGGGCATCAACGAGGGCATGAAAAACCTGTACGCATTTAGTCAGGCGGCAGGGGGCACCTTTGCGGCGAGTATGAATCAGATTGCGACTGCTTCCAAATATCTGGGGAACAGTTTTGCTGCCATGGCTTCGCCGCTGGTGGAGGCGCTGGCCCCGGCGATTGACTTTATCGTTGACAAGTTTGTGGACATGTTCAACACGATCAGCCAGATCATTGCGCGGCTGACCGGCAAGAGCACCTATACGGTGGCGAAGAAGGTGGCTTCCACATGGGGCGACGCGGCCAAGAGCGCCAGCAGCGGCGCAAAGGATGCCGCGGACGAGATCAAGCGCACCATCATGGGTTTTGATGAAATCAATAAACTGAGCGAACAAAGCACTGGTTCCGGTTCTGGCGGCGGTGGCGGCGGAAGTGGAAGCGGCGCTTCGAGCATGTTTGAAGAGATGCCCATTGACGGAGCCGTCAGTTCCTTTGCCGATTCGCTGAAAGAAGCATTCCTGGCCGGGGACTGGCAGGAGTTGGGCACGCTGCTGGGCACAAAGGTGAACGAACTGGTGGACAGCATCGACTTTGCCGGGGCCGGGCAGAAGGTGGGCTATTACATCAACGGCTGGTTCAGCACCAAGTATTGGACACTTGACTCCATCAACTTCACGAATATAGGGAGCAAGATCGCGGAGTTTTTAAACAACGTTATTGCTGAGATTGACTTTGACGTTCTCGCTGCACATCTTGTGCAATATCGAAACATTATATGGGATACGTTTATTGGCTTTTTTACGGAATTTGATTGGGGACAGGCCGCTTTAAAACTTGGGGATTTTGTCAAGGGTTTGTATGATGAACTTACAAAATGGTTCAATAAGTACGCCAACAGTGACGATATGAATTGGGGCGACATAGGCCGCATTATATATGAGAAACTGACTGATGCGTTAACGAACTTCGATTTAAGCGGCGTTGCAAAAAGCATGATGACCGCCCTTGGGACTGCGATTAGATCAGTAGTCCAACTTGGCACTGGTTTCGTTGCTGGATTCTGGGCGGATGTAACTGCTTATTGGGACGAACATATCAAAGCGGAGGACTTCACGACGACTGTCCACAATATTCTCGACGCCATCGGCCAGGGGTTCAGCAACCTTGGAGAGTGGGTGTGGAACAATGTGGTAAACCCATTTATCGTAGCGTTGACGGGCGATGAAAATTGGGATAAAAGCCTGTTGGAATTTGGTGAGAAGATATGGGAAACCATAAAGACAGGTGTAACAAACGCTGTAAAAGGCGTTGGGAGTTGGATTCAGGAGCATATTTTCAAACCGTTTGTCGACGCCTGGCATTGGCTGTTGGGTCTGTTTGGCGGCGGAAATGATTCCGGTTTGTCGTCGAACGCAAGCGTGAACATTGTTTCCAACGCCGGGAGCGTGGCGGATGACATTGCGGAGGGCACGACCGACAAGGAATCCATACAGAAACTCAAAGAGATCGGCGCGACGATGGGCGACGCCATCAAGGCCGGCATGAATGACCGGCTGAAGAATATCTCGGGTGAAATCTGGAACACGATTGTCACGGGATGGACTTCTGAGAGCCGGGAGCTACCGGTAAGCGTGACCTATGGTACGAACGGGAGCTTTGATGTTCCTGAAAGCGTTGAGATTCCGGTGAAGTTGAAAAAAGACGGGTGGACAAGCCTTGCGAGCTATGTAGGGACTCATACAGCGTCTATCGGCGTCGCCATAAGCATGAAAGCTGCTGACCTTTGGAGTGCGTTCAAGAGTGCGTGGGATGCAGCTACGCGCAAGGTGACAATCACTTTGGGAACGAATGTAACTGCGGGAGATTTGTACAAATCGTTCAAGACGGCGTGGGACCGGGAGACGCGGAGCCTGGCAGTGACGTTGGGCACGAATGTAGCGGCGGATGACCTGTACAAGTCGTTCAAGACGGCGTGGGGCCGGGAGACGCGGAGCCTGGCGGTGACGTTGGGCACGAATGTGGCTGCGGATGACCTGTACAAGTCGTTCAAGACGGCGTGGGACCGGGAGACGCGGAGTCTGGCGGTGACGTTGGGCACGAATGTGGCTGCGGATGACCTGTACAAGTCGTTCAAGACGGCGTGGGACCGGGAGACGCGGAGCCTGGCGGTGACGTTGGGCACGAATGTGGCTGCGGATGACCTGTACAAGTCGTTCAAGACGGCATGGGACCGGGAGACGCGGAGCCTGGCAGTGACGTTGGGTACGAATGTCACTGCGCAGGGATTGTTTGATCTGCTAAAGACCGCGTGGGACAAAATTACGGATACATTGAAGGTCAATGTGGAGTTGGACTACAGCGGTACAGACGGCTTTGGCGGCGCGACGGGGGGCGGCGGTTCCACCAGCGGGGGCGGGGCCGGAATGTCGATCAAGATTCCCGTTGAGCCTGAAACTACCGTTGGCGGAAAGACGTTCTGGGATCGCGTGAAGGAAGCGGTCGATGCGGCTGGAACAGCTGTGGATAAGGGTCTTGATGTGATCGTGCGACCGGCACTGAACAGCGCCGGTGAACGGATTACCGGTATCGTGCAATGGCTGTTCGGCAGCAACACCGCGCCGGAGGTAAATACGAAGGTCAACGGCACCGCCGGTACAGGCTTCAGCGGAGTGACCGGGAACAAGTTTTCACTGAGTGGTATCAATGCTGGCAGTGTGACCGTGAACGGTACGCCTGGCACGGGATTTGCAGGGAAATTGAGTGGAACAAACAAGTATACGTTGGCGGGGATCGAGGATTCAAACGCAAAAATCAATGGCACACTTAATCCTACAAATACAGCGAATGATGCGTTTAAAACTGGAACGGCTTTAAATTTCATCGCCAACCTGACCGGCAAAGGTTCCAACTGGAAGAAGCAGGGCGGTTCTGCGAAATGGATTATAAGCGAAACCGACGGCGCGGTGGACTTCATTGCCAACCTGACGCAACAGCGTGGCAAGGAAAAGTCCAACTTCTACCGCATCGGCTCGGCAGGGTGGATACTGAAACAGACGGACGGCGCGGTGGACTTCATTGCCAACCTGACGCAACAGCGGGGAGAGGATAAGTCCAACTTCTACCGCATCGGCTCGGCAGGGTGGATACTGAAACAGACGGACAAAGCGGTGAGCTTCGTTGCCAACCTGACGCAACAGCAGGGCAAGGAAAAGTCCAAGT